CTCTTTTATGTTTCCTTTAGCCGTTGCTGCCTAGGATGGGGGTTAGTCGGTAGGAAGGGAGCGTCTATATGGACGACGCGAGCGAGCGTGCAATCGAAGAGGACATGCTCGATCAGTTCTGTAACAACTAACTGCGTGCCATCTACCTGCGGCTTTGCGGGGGAATATCCTAACTTATCCCAAGCGCGTCGAAGGCGGCACGGACGACCTGCTCGGCGGTGGGACGGATGTAGTGCCTGCCCGACACGCCGGGGAGGGCGTGGCCCATGAGCATCTCTATGAGGTCCCACGGCAGGCGAAGCTCTACCTCCGCTATCGTACGCCACGAGTTGCGCAGGTTCGACCACGGGATGTGCTCGATGCCGCGGGCGGCGCAGAGTTTCCGCCAGCGGTCGTTGCAAATGCTCCGGTTCATGGGCAGCCCGTCGCCCCGGTCGCTCAGCCACTCGCGGCCCTCGGCGGCGCGCGAGGCCGCTATCTCGACGAGGCGCTCGGCGGCCTGCGGCAAGATCACGACGGTGCGGGCGGACTTGGCGGTCTTGAGGGCGCCCACCGGCTCGGTGCCGGACTGCTGCATCTGGCGGCAGATATCGGCGGAGGCGAGGACGGTGCCGCTACGCTCCCAGCGCAGCACCTCCTCGGTGCGCACGCCCAGCGACTCGCCCGAGCGGCAGGAGCCGAAGCACGCGAGGATGAACGCGGGCTCCAGGGGGTTGCCGCGCAGCGCGCCGAGGACGCCCAGGGCCTCGTCGAGGGTGTAGACGCGCTTTGAGCGCTCGCGGGTCTTGCAGGTGGGCATGGTGTACCTGACGCTGGCGGCGAAGGGGTCGAGCGGCAGGCGGATGAAGGTCGAGACGCAGGCGTAGACCTTGCGCAGGGTAAGCAGGGCGGTATCGGCGGTGGCGGCGGGCAGTGTCAGCAGCCACCCCTGCAGCTCGACGGCGCGGAGCTGGTCGACGGGCATTGCGCCCCAACGGGGTCCGACGTAGTTCTTCCACGACCGCAGCACGAGGTCGCGGGTGTTGGGGGCGAGCGTCCCCGCCTCGACCTGTGCGGCCATCTTGGGGACGAGCCACGTCTCGTAGGCCTTGGCTATGGTGGGCACGGGCGCGTCGTCGGCGTGCTCGACGTGGATGCGGTCGAGTTCCGCGCACGCCTCGCGGTAGGTGCCGTACACGGTCTTGGTCTTGCGCCTGCGGCCCTGCGGCGTGTTCTGCATCCAGCGCAGGACGTACTTCTTGCCGCGCCTCATCTCGGTCACGGAGCCCCAGACGCGGCGGCGCTGCTTCTTTGTCATATAATCAGATCCGTTCAGATCGCGGGCTTATTCTCCGTTTCGCCCGGTTCTGACTCCGGCCCCGTCTTACGTTCCAAAGTGCAGGGGCCGTCTCCTTAGTCTCGGGGCCGCGGCATCAGCCTGCGGTCCCGAGATTTTTTGCTTTCATGGACATCACCTCCCTAGATGTAGGCGCATGGAATCTCGCCCTTGCCGACCCTCACGTTCGCGGTGCAGGGAACGGCGTCGGGCTATGACTCCGCCCCGTCTTCTGGCAGTTTGCCCGCTATTCCATCGTCGGCCTCTATCTTCGCTATCACGGGGCTGCCCTCGAGGGTCGAGAGTTGGCTGATGGCCATCTCTCGTAAGTATGCCGCCCTCTGCCTGCGGTCGATTCCCCTTTTGATCAGTTCGGCGTTCATGCTTTCGAGGTTCGCGAGGACGAGCAGCTGGTGCAGGCTCGCCTCGTCTCGGATGTTGCCTGCCGCGCCTTCGTGCGACTCCCTCCACTGCTTTGCCGTCATCCCGAACAGGGCAACGTTGAGGACGTCGGCCTCGTTTGCGTAGGTGTAGCCCTCGACCTGCCGGCTCATGCTCGGCTTCAGCAGGTTCTCCTTTACGGCGTCGGTGTGTATGCGGTAGTTGATCTTCGAGAAGAGCCTCTTCTCGTTCCACTCGCCGGAGATCCTGCTGTTCTCGTCGTTCTTCAGACGCTGGTAGTCTTTGATGACGTAGAGCTTGAATTCCGGGGAAATCCACGAAGCGAACTCGAACGCGATGTCCTTGTGGGCGAACGTGCCGCTCGCATACCTCCCCCTCTTGGTCCTTATGCCGATGGCGTTTGTCCTCGAAATCCACTTCGTTGGCGTCAGGGTGAATGAGTTGAGCCCGGCCTCTTCCCTAAAGGCATCGAATTCGATGCCTTTAAAGTCGGGGTTGTGGAGCGACTCCCAAACACCGAGGAACTCGATGGTGTTCCTGTTCCTCATCCAGTTCTGCACCACCATCTTCGGCTCATCGCTCTTGTACCTTGCTATGTCCGTGAGTGAGATGTAGTCGTCCCCGCTGCCGGTCGACGCGACCCCGATCTCTATACCTAGTGCGTTGATCTTCTCGATTGCCTCTTTCGGAGCCATCCGCGCTCCTCCGTTCTTCCACTCTGGTTGGCAGGGGCCTGGTCGGCCCCGATGTCTCTACCGCTCGTCCCGCTCGCCCATGTACCAGACGACGCGCCCCTTGCAGACCACCGGCGCATCGTCCGGCCCGGCGAGGATGTCGTCGTACTCGCCGCTGTGGCTGTCGGCCGTGAGCATCACTGTCGAGCGGCCCCGGGTGTAGCGGCGCACCACGGCGCCGTAGTCGGCCGTCTCGGCGAGCACGGGCTGGCCGTTGGCGGGCTCCATGTCGGGGTCGACCAGCAGGAGGGCGTCGTGGGGGAAGAGGTTGTCCATGCAGCCGCCCTGCGCGTGGACCATGAAGCCGCGCGGGTGGGCCTCGGCGATGGAGGCGGGGACCTCCACCTCGTCGGACAGGCACCCCTCGTCGCACGGCTCGCCCATGTGCGCGAAGCCCAGCAGGGGCACCATGCGCGACGCGCCGCTGATGGCGGTCTCGGTGGCGTCCTCGCCCATGAGGTCGGCGACCGTGGTGTCGAAGAGAACTGCAAGTTCCTTCATTTTGTCGAGACGCGGTTTCGATCTGCCGCTTTCCCAGGCGCCTACAGCCCTGTTTGTGATGCCGAGCTTGTCGGCAAGTTCTGCCTGTGTAAGGCCGGAATCTAAGCGCATCCGCTTCAATCTGGTAGAGAACTCCATAACCATCTACCTCCTTAGTTTTCCATGCTACAGAAAAATAATTTCCCAAACTAGAGAAAAGTAATTGCCATGCTAGGGAAAATAAAGTACTATTAGGTCAACGAAAGGGAGGAGGTCAGATGAAAGAACTCAAGGCAATTCGAGAGAGCCGACAGAAGCCATTCATTGAAGAAGCGGCGAAGTTCAACCAGGAGTCAATAGCTGCTGCTTTGGGCGTGACGGTTCAGACGTATCGAGCGTACGAGAAAGACCCGTCTCAGATGAAACTTCCCACGGCTGTCATGCTCGCCAACTACCTCGGCTGCAAAGTCGAAGATTTTTATTTGCCCATCAAGGGAAATTAAAGTTCCCACCAACAAGAAACGGAGAGAACCATGAACGAGAACTACATCGACATCGAGCTGGGCGGCTGGAACATCCCCGAGACCATCGTCGTCGAGGCCGAGCCCGTCGAGGCCCGCGACTTTTCCGACTTCGAGCTGTAGGGGAGGGCGACATGGGAGACGTGAAGATGCGCCGCGAGAACATCAGGTACGAGGCGCGCGGGAAGTCCTTCGAGATCGAGTGCCCGAGCGGCTTCGCGAGCATCGAGGCCATCGTCTGCTGGTGCGACGCCGGCGGCGGTTGGCACCGCGAGGCCTTCGAGTCGTTCCTCGACGCCCGGGGCCGTCTGGACGGGCTGCTGCGCGGCGAGGCGGTCATGGCCTACGTCCAGCGCACGGTCTGCATGAACACCGCCGACGCCATCGACCCCGGCATCCAGCCGGTTGAGGTCGGCCTCGCTGCGGGCGAGTGGGTCATGTATCAGCTGCAGAAGGAGCGTGAGTAGCGATGGGTAAGCGGGTCCGCTACGACTTCGAGCTTGTCGACGGCTCCTATGTCGAGACCGACAAGAGTGCCGCGTTCCGTATCTCGGAGACGTTCGGCTTCACCAACGAGAAGCACATCAAGATTTTGGAGAAGGGCACCGAGAAGCTGGGAAAGCTCGACGGGACCGAGTACTACATCGCCTCGCCCGTGACGTTCGCCCTGTACGGGCGAGTCTACTTCACGCTGGGCAACTCGCTCGTCTACATGCCCGGCCTGGAGGAAGTCTACCTGGGCGGCGATGGGCGATGAGCAAGTTCTGTCAGGCGGTTCGCCTCGTGGTCGCCATCGTCGTCACCACGCCGCTCGTTCTGGTCGTCGCGGCGCTCGCGCTGGTCGAGTGCCTCTTGAGGATGGTTTCCGGGGCGTTGACAAGGCTCGGCGTCTCAATCCTCAGGACTCTCGAGGGTGGCGAGTAGCGATGTTGGACCTTATCCATGCGGCCGTCCGGGTCTTCCTCGACGTTCTCGCGCTCGCGTTCGTGCTAGAGCACACCCGCGAGCTTCATGAGAAGCATCGCGAGATCAACGACGCGCCCAAGCAGGTCGCAGGCGTCGTTGATGAACCCGGCGAGGACGATCGCGGCACTGATGCGAGGGTGCCGCTCGACCCAGTCGACGAGCCGCACGAGTAGGGGGCCCGCTGGTCGGACGTGCTTCGGGCGATATGTCTGCTGTCTACGAATCATGGCCCGAAGCCTAACGCGTGTGTAACGCGTCAACGCGGGTATTGCCGCTCAGGCAACCCGCGGGCCCCATCCCCGGGGCGGCACCGTTGCCCCGCGGCTCTCCATAACCATCCGCGGGGACGTTCCCTACCGGTGCCGTGCCGGGGGCGAGGCCCCGAAACCGACAAAAAAAGAGCCGCCCGGTGTGGAAAGCGGGGACGGCTCCAGACCTGAAAGGAGGTCACTCATGGATTCTAGCAGAGCCAAAACGTTCCAGCAGATGGCCGACGAGCTTGGAATCAGGCACAAGCTGATGTACACGCTGCGCGAGGCGTCGAGGGTGACGGGGGTGCCATACGACACGCTGCGCATCGAGTGCAAGGCGGGCCGCCTGCGCTCGCAGCTGCCCGAGGGGCGCAAGGTGGGGCGCATGGTGCGCCCGGAATGGGTGGAGCAGTGGATCGAGGAGGGAACGCATGGCATCGAGGCTGCTTAGGTGCGCTGCGTACATCGCGCTCCTGTTCGCGGTGTACGCGCTCATGCCGTACATCCTGCGGGCGATGCTCCTCGCGGCGGACGGCATCCGCGTTGTGCTCGGGATGGGGTCGGTACTGTGATCGGCAGGCGATTCGCGTTCACCGTCCCGTTCGTGGCAGGCAAGCAGCGCCACAGGCTCGACCGACGCCACTCGCGGATGTACACGCCCACCGAGACCATCCGCAACGAGGCCGCCATCCGCGACGCGGCGCTCAAGGCCATGCGGGAGGCGTACCCGGGTCTCAAGGGGATGCTGTTCCCGTTCAGGGTCCCCGTCGCCGTACGCATCGACGCGTACGGCCCGCTGCCGGAGTCGAGGCCGAAGAGCGTCACGTCGGAGCCTTACACGTTCAAGCCGGACGCGGACAACATAGCCAAGCTGGTGCTGGACGGGATGAACGGGGCTGTCTGGGGTGACGACAACCAGGTGGTCGAGCTCCATGTCGTCAAGTGGCCCCGAATGCGCGGCATCGAGCCGCATATGGACATACGGGTCTACCGCGGCTGGTTCGCAGGCACCAGGGAGAAGAAGAGAAACGGAGATTAAGCAATGGAGTACATGCACATAGACGTCCAAGTCGGTGGCGATGCGTTCGAGGTGCTGGACGAGTTCGCCACGAACCTTATCTGCCTCGCAGACGAGGATGGCGCCGAGATAGGGAAGAGGGGCCTGAAGCCAGCGTGCCTGCGAGGCATCGCCTACGGGCTTCTGTACAGCGTGAAGCTGCTGGGAGCCGATTCGCAGGACCCCGAGGTCTACGACTCCATTGTCGGCAGCGCCGGCCGCATGGAGCGCATCTACAAGCTGAACGGGCCGCGCGGCGTATTCGCCGAGCTGGCGGGCGTGGACATCGAGAAGGTCGAGATCAATGACGAAGGGGTGACCATCAATGAGTAACGGGATCATCGAGTTCAAGGACGATGCGGGCATGCCCGTGAAGTTCACGGCGCAGGACATCCGCGAGCGCCTGTGCCCCAACGCCACCGACGGCGAGCTGGCGCTGTGCGTGGAGCTGTGCAACCGCCAGCACCTGAACCCCTTCACCAAGGAGGTCTACCTGGTGAAGTACAGGGACGCCCCGGCGAGCATCATCACGAGCTATCAGGTCTTCAACCGCCGCGCCAACCGCCAGGAGAGCTACGGCGGCATCAAGAGCGGCGTCGTGGTGATGCGCGAGGGGCAGATCGTCAAGAAGCGCGGCAGCGCCGTCTACAAGCAGGTGGGCGAGCAGCTGCTCGGCGGCTGGGCCGAGGTCACGTTCAAGGACGGCAAGGAGCCGGCCTACGTGGAGCTGGCGCTCACCGACTACAGCACCGGCAAGAGCAACTGGGCGAAGATGCCGGGCGTCATGATCGAGAAGTGCGCCAAGGCCGGCGCGTGGCGCCTGGCCTACCCCGACGAGTTCGGCGGGATGTACACGGGCGAGGAGATGGACCAGAAGGTCGAACGCGACATGCACGCCGGCACTCAGGCCGTCGAGGCCGAGAGCGTCGAGCCCGTGGCCGACCTGCAGCCCGTGCGCGAGCTGTTCAAGCCGTTCATGGCGGCGACTGGGCTCGACAGCGCCGGGGCCATGGCTGCCATCTGCGCCGCCGTGGGCTGCACGTCGGGCTCCATGCACGACATGACGGTCATGCAGGCGCGCCGCGCGGCCTCTTGGATGGAGGAGGAGATCGCGGCCGCCAGGGCCGTCACCGAGGCCGAGATTCCGGTCGATCCGGCATTCGACGGGCTGGGAATGACCGACGACGAGATACGCGACGACGACCTTCTGGGAGGCTTCTAATGGCAGACGAGGTTTTGGCAGTCGAGGCCGTGCCGCTCGAGGAGGACTTCGACACGCTGGTGGCGTCGCTCGCCATCGACGACACGCTCGAGGACAAGCTGGCGAAGCTCAAGAAGAACGTGGACGAGAAGCTGGCGGACTACATGGACGTCAAGCGCATCGAGAAGGACGAGGACTTCAAGGCGGCGAAGAAGTACCGCACGGCGGTCAACGACGTGAAGAAGCCCATCGAGGCGCAGCGCAAGGCCGCGAAGAAGAAGTACAGCGACCTGCTCAAGACGTTCGACAAGACCATCGGCGAGATCACGGCGCCAATCGACAAGCTCTCCGATGAGTACAAGGCCGAAATCGACCGATACGACGGCGAGTGCAGGAAACGCCGCCTCGCCGCGCTCAAGGGCCACTACTACGACCTCGCTGGCGAGATGGGGCCTTTGGTGCCCTACGAGCGCATCGCCGACGACAAGTGGCTCAACGCGAGCTTCGGCGAGGTCAAGGCCAAGAACATCATTGAGCGCCGCGTGGGCGAGCTGCTGCACCAGTTCAAGTTCGTCAACGGCCGCGACTTCGCGGACGAGTCCGAGAAAGCATGGGCCGTGGCGTGGTGGACGAGGACCCTGCCGGCGGACTCGGGCGAGGTGGCGGCTGCGGTCGCCGCGCATCGCGAGGAGGTCGCCAAGGCCGCCGCGCTCACGGCGACCTACGAGCAGGCGATGGCGCCCGCACCGGAGCCCGAGCCGGAGCCCGCGCCGCTGCCGCCCGACCCCGAGCCGCTGCCCGACGAGCAGCCCGAGCCTGAGCCGCCCTTGGGCGTGCCGAGGTGCGTACGGGTGGTCCCGTCGCGCCCCGAGCCGGATGTGGCCGAGGATGCGGCCCCAGCACCGCAGAGGGGCTACCGCGTTGTCATCGAGTGCGCCACGGCAGACGAGCTGCGCCGCGTGAGGGCCGTCATGGTCGACAACGGCATTCACGGATACGTCGAGAGGATGTAGGACATGGAGGAGAAGAACCTGCCGCCGCTCCGAACGCCGGAGCAGCGCAAGGAGGCGATGGCGAGGGCCGTCCACACGCGCCGCGAGCGCGCCGCGTTCAAGGCCGCCTGCAAGGCGGGCAACATCCCGCCCGAGGCGGCCATCGAGGCGCCCATCGCGCAGAGGCTCAAGGTCGAGGAGTTCGCCCGCTCGTTCCCGGGCATCGGCCCGGTCACGGCGCAGAAGATCGTCGAGGTGTGCCATATCCGCGACGGCCGCCGCGTGAGCGGCCTGGGCTACATGCAGGGGCCGCGCCTCGTCGATGCCATCAAGGGCTGCATGACCGCGAAGGAGGACGGGCAGTGAGCATCAACCGAGTGAACATCAGCGGCAACCTGACCCGCGACCCCGAGCTGCGCGCCACCGCCGGCGGGACGCAGGTCCTGTCCTTCGGCGTGGCGGTAAACGACCGCCGCCGCAACGCGCAGACGGGTGAATGGGAGGACTACCCCAACTTCGTCGACTGCACGATGTTCGGCAACCGCGCCGAGGCCGTTGGCCGTTTCCTCGCCAAGGGGATGAAGGTCGCGATCGAGGGCAAGCTGCGCTACAGCTCTTGGGAGCGCGACGGCCAGAAGCGCTCCAAGCTCGAGGTTATCGTCGACGAGATCGAGGTCATGGTGCGCCGTGAGGGGCAGACGCAGGCCCAGCCGCAGCAGAGCCTCGCCGAGACGGTGCCCGTGCAGCCCCGGGCGCAGGCCGCGCCGCAGTGGAGCGCCCAGCAGGCCTATGCCGCGGCCCCGCAGCCCGAGTTCTACGACGAGGACGTGCCGTTCTGATGAGGCGCGTACCCGATATCATCCGCGACCACTGGGAGGCGGCCCTGTTCGCCGCCTCCTTCTCCGCGGGTTTCCTGTTCTTCTCTTCGCTTCTCTGGGGGTGGTTCTGATGGCCAACGACTTCACGGTTTTCGCCAGCTCGATAGCCGAGCTCTACGACGATTACGATCCGAACGACCCCGAGGACATGAGGGAGCGCATGATGCTCGCGGACGCGGTGCTCATGTACGGCCTCCACGGGGTCGAGATCGAGCTGCCCAAGAGCGTCAAAAGGGCCTTCAAGGGACTCAAGAACGCCATCGACAACTCCAAGAACAAGCGCGAGCAGGCCAAGAAGGGCGGCAGGCCGCGCAAGGCCAAGGCCGAGCCGGAGCCCGAACCCGAGCCTGAGCAAAAACCCGAAACCGAGGTTTCCGAAAGCGAAAACCTAGGTTTTGAAAACGGGAAACCTAGGTTTACCGAACCCGAAACCGAGGTTTCCGAAAGCGAAAACCCTAACCTAACCTGTCCTAGCTTAGCTTTACCTAGCCTAGCTTGTGTTGATGGTACGCGCGCCACCACCACCGAGGGTTTCGAGCCTCCGACGCTCGAGGAGTGCCGCGCGTACTTCGCTGCCAACTGCATCAGCGGCGACCCCGACAAGTTCTGGGCGCACTACGAGTCGCAGGGCTGGATCCGCTCGAGCGGGATGCCCGTGACCTCGCTCAAGGCAGCGGCGATGCTGTGGAACAGCAAGCAGAAGCAGCTCGACGCCGAGGCCCACGCCCGAGGCAAGCCGACCGACGCCGAGATTCAAGCCGCCACGTTCAAGCCGACGAGGACGCCCGAGCAGACGAGGGCGGAGCTCGAGCGCAGGTGGCGCGAGGAACACCCGGGTATCGACCCGGCAAAGGTGAAGGCCCCGAGGGGGACGACCGCCGACCCGGTGGCGCTCAGGGCGTACCAGGACGCGCGGCGCCTGCTGGACGCGAGGGCCGCATGCGAGAGGAGGGCGTCATGAGCTTGGACGACGAGAGGAGCGAGAACATGGGCAGATCGAAGGGGTCCGTGAGCATCTACGACGACGGGCCGCGCAGCGCCCGCTGCGAGACGTGCGGGTTCTGCGCCGTGAGCGAGGCGGTCATGACGGCGTCCGGCGAGGGCCGCAAGCGCTACACGTGCATGCGCTGCCCCGACTTCGTGCACGCCACGCAGGGGCTCGCGAGGTGCAACTACTGGGAGGCGCGCCATGAGGGATGAGTCGTTAGACATGCGAGGGGGCAACGTGCTCGTGTGCCGTCAGTGCGGCAGGCGGTTCCGCGCGAGGGGCGCCCGCCAGCGGTACTGCTGCGGCTGGTGCGAGAACGTGGCGCGCAGGAACGAGAGCAAGCGGCCCGTGGACGTGTACCTCGGAACGAGGAGCGAGTCGGGCCGAGAGGTCAACGCCATGCGCGCCGCGCTGGCTGAGGGGAGACGAATCTGATGCGGGACGGATACAGGTTCGAGTTCGGGGCGCTCGATGAGCCGGACGCACCCAAGGTGCAGGCGCTCAAGCCGCTCGAGGAGGCGGCCGAGGTATACGGCGCTTGGCAGGATTGCGACGACATGCGCCTCAGCCCGATCATGACGGCGCGCAGGGTGTACCGCCAGAACCTTATCGACGAGTGCATGGACGTGGTCCAGGCGGTCGTCAGCCTGCTCGACGCCGAGGGGTTCACGCAGGAGGACGTGGACGCGGCAATCGAGCGATGCAACGAGAGGAACCGAGAGAGGGGACGTTTGTGATGGAGACTTTGGAGCAGATCAAGGCGGACGCAGTGGAGGTGTTCCACTTCGACCGCGAGTGCAGGCCGCAGGACAGGGCGCATGCCTATCTGGGGAAGTACCGCGTCAGGCGCGGCTACAACGACACGGCGATGCAGGTCGCGGTGACCGACATGATCGAGCGCGCCTACGAGGCGGGAAGGGCGGAGGTCGCCGACGCGAACCTCGTGCAGAACCTGCGCCGCCAGCTGACGAGCATCGAGGCGACCGTCGGGGACGCCATCGACTTGCTCGACGAGAGCACGGGGGCGGTGGAGTGCGATGAGTGACTCGAGGGTCGGCTGCTACCCGATGGGGGTGACCGACGCCGCTATCGAGCGCCACTTCGGCGGGGCCTGCGGGCCCAGGATGTGCGGGAACTGCAGGCACTTCTGCGGCAGCGACATCCACGTCGACTACGGCTACTGCCACCTCGAGTTCGAGCGCGCCTACGACACGGAGGCGCCCGACCGCAAGGAAGGGTTCTGGCGCCTGGCAAAGTGGGCCGTGGCGTGGCTCATGGGGAACCTGCTGTACTGCGAGGACGAGTGCGGCGAGTGTCGCGACTACGAGGAGTTTGGGCTATGAACATCGACATCAAGACCGCCGACGGCGAGGAGGTCGAGCTGGGCGGCGCGTATTACGACGGACGCGGAACCGAGTACAGGGCGGTCGGTGTCAGGCTGGCCGACTATCGCCATATCACCAATGTGTCCCTCTCGTGCCTTACCGGCAAAATCGACAAGCTCTGCTGTGTCTCGATGCGACCGAACGAGCTTTACTCCAACCCACCCGACAGCTGGGAGAAGCTGGAAGAGGACTTGGGCAGGGGCGCGGACGTGCTGAATTATGAAGCCTGCGCCTATTTTGGTAAGAGTGCGTGCGACTGTTCATCGTGCATCGCCGACAAAGGCGAAACCTGCGAAAGGGTTGCCATGCGCGACATTGCAGACCGCATTCGCAAGTTGAGAGGCGAGGACGATGTCTAACGATTGCCCCTACTGCGGAAAGCCGCATTTCAACTTCGGCGATGACGAAGAGGGGGTCGAGATGTGGATTAACGAGCCAAACGACAGCGAACACGTCATTGTTGTCGACCCTCCGTACGCATGGAGCATCCCGATTAACTTCTGCCCGTTCTGCGGACGCAAGCTGGAGAAAGTGAGCGAATGACCGACGAAATCAAGCTGAAACCATGTCCGTTCTGCGGCGGGCCTGCCGAGATAGTGGACAACAGCCCCTGTGCCCCCAACACCTACTTCGTGGGCTGCTGGTTGTGCGGTGCGCGGACGGGCTGCGCGCACCGCAAGTGGATCGCAGCAGAACTTTGGAACGAAAGGGTGAGCCATGAGAACGACAATTAATTACGTGCTCAATAGGAAGGCCATCCAACACTATCTGATTGACCACGATCTCACGCAAGGCGATTTTGCCAAGACGCTCGGCATCTCGACTTCGTATTTCAGCGAGCTGCTGAACGGTCGTAAGAGCATTTCGCTGAGCATCCTGTTCTCCATTGCCGAGGAGACGGGCATAGACATACACGAACTCGTGATAGAGGTGTACGAATGATTACCGATAAAGAGCGCCGCAATGTAGCGGCGAATATACGAAGCGCAGCCAACAGGCGCAAAGACGACCTGCAAGACGATCCCGACTACTCTCCGTTCGCCGCGCTCTATGCCGTGTTCTGCGGAGTCCGCGGTTGGCCTCATTACGAGGACTTGCTGCATCTTGCCGACCTAATCGACCGTCCGACCACCACGCGCCACGGCAAGTTCAAGACCAAGTACGGCAGGGAGACCCCGTGCTGCGAGGTCTGCGGCTACTCAATTGGCGACATGCGGTGGAACCATTGTCCTAAGTGCGGGGCGGCGATTGTCGATGATTAGTGACGAAGAGCGCCGCGAGGCTGTCGAGCTCCTGCGCTCAGGCAAGTGCCTATACTTTGCCGAGCATCGAAAATTGGAGCTCGATTGCAACCGGTGCATGAAAGTGAGCACGATGCTTTTCGGCCACTACGATGCACTTTGCGGGCTGGACAGCTGCGGGACCGATACGTGGCAAAGACTTGCTGACCTCATTGACCGCCCGAGCGAGAATATCGAGCGTCCTCGGTGAGTTGGTCTCCGGCGCTTGATAAGGTTCTGCCGTGGCGGGCGAGCTTTAGGGGGTATGCGAATGGCGTGTAGGCCACCTGTAGGAGATGGGCCAAAAGGCCCATCTACAAAGTCAACACATCATCCTTTGGCGAGGGAGTGGGCGCTCCGGAAGGGGCGCTCCTCTTATGTCCTGTGGACGGACGAGATGATAAGGCGGATGCAGGCGCACCCGGAGCGGACGGCGGCGGAGATCGCGGCGGATCTGAGGGTGACGCCGAGCGCCGTGAGGCACGCGCGGCAGCGCTACGGGCGTTTCCCGTCGAGGACGGACGGTCTGTGCATTGTATGCGACGCGCGGCCCGTGTTCACAACCTCGGCGCAGGCCAAGGCGTGGAGGCTCTGCAAGGGATGCTATCTGGAGGAACGCAAGAGGCGGCTCGAGGAGGAGGCGGAGAGCAACCGTATCCGCCAGGCCGTCCATAGAAAGAAGGGGGCGGACGATGAAAAGTCAGCCTGAGCTTGAGGTCGTCAGGGTGCCCGTCGGCAGTCTCAGGGCCTACGAGGGAAACGCGAAGAGGCACACGCGCGAGCAGCTTGACGCGGTGGAGGCGAGCATTAAGGAGTTCGGCTTCGCCAACCCCGTGCTCGCATGGCACGACGACAGGGGCGAGGCGGTCATAATCGCCGGCCACGGGCGCGTCGAGGCGGCAAAGGCGCTCGGTTTGGACGAAGTGCCGACCGTGTTCCTCGACCACCTGGACGATGCCCAGCGCCGCGCGCTCACCCTTGCCGACAACCAGACCACGATGATGACCGGCTGGGACATGGACACCCTCAAGGCGGAGCTGGACGCGCTAGGTGACAGCTTCAACATGGGGGACTTCGGCTTCGACTTCAACTTCGACCTCGGGGACGGGGGCTGGGACGGCACGGCGCTGTCGACCGAGGGCCGCGAGGGCGACGAGGGATACGACGAGTTCACCAAGAAGTTCGAGCCGAAGCTGACCACGGACGACTGCTACACGCCCGACGAGGTGTTCCAGGCGGTGAAGGACTGGGCGTGCGCCGAGTACGGCATCGACCCGGACAGCTGCGTGAGGCCGTTTTACCCGGGCGGCGACTACGAGCGCTACGACTACCCTGAGGGCTGCACGGTGCTGGACAACCCGCCGTTCTCCATCATGTCGAAGATCATTGACTTCTACGAGGAGCGGGGCATCCCGTACTTCCTGTTCGGGCCGGGGCTGTCGCTGTTCAGCGGCAACCGCCCGTGCAACTACCTTGTGCCGAGCATCATCGTGACCTACGAGAACGGCGCAAAGGTCAACACGGGCTTCGTGACGAGCTATGGCGACTGGAAGATAGACACGGCCCCGGAGCTCGCGCAGGCGGTCGCCGACGCCTGCAAGCAGGAGCTGTCGGTGCAGAACGCCTACGAGTACCCCGTCGAGGTTGTCACCTCGGCGCTCATCATGAAGATAGCGAGGCGCGGCATCCGTTTCCGCGTGAAGGACGCCGAGTGCGCCTTCGTGCGCAGCCTCGACGGCCAGAAGGCGACCGGCCAGGGCCTCTTCGGGGGGGGGTTCCTAATATCTCCTGAGGCCGCCGCGGAGAAGGCGGCAGCGGAGAAGGCGGCAGCGGAGAAGGCGAAGGAGGCCGCCGAGCGCAAGGAGGCCGGCGGCCTGTACGCCATCGTGCTGTCCGAGCGCGAGCGTGCGCTCGTGGAGTCGCTCTCCAGGAGCGCCGAATAGGACGAGGATGAGGCCCCGAAAGGGGCCTTTTCTTTTGCACGTTACCCCCTTTTTACGCTCGTGGGCAAACGCACGCGCTTGTCCACGTGCGTAAAAAGGTGGGAACGTTCGCGTTTCCATATGGCTATCTACCAGCGGAAATGTGATTTTGTGGCGGGAAAAGGGCGTGAAAAGCTAACCAAGGAGGGCATCAACGATGCCATCAAACTGTGCCGTGTCGGAATGACCGACAAGGACATCGCCGCATACCTCGGGGTCGCGCCGCAGACGTTTTCCCGCTGGATCAACCATCCGAGCACCGAGAATCAACGCGAACTTTGTGAAGCCATGAAAAAGGGTGAGGTGGAGCGCAAGGCGGCGCTTGTGATGCGCGTCATGGAGGCATCGGACAAGAGCTGGCAGGCGGCGGCGTGGCTGCTTGAGCGCAAGTACCCGAGCGAGTTCGCCAAGCCCGTGAGGCCCGTCGAGGACCGTTCCGCCGAGAGGGACGACGAGCGCATCAAGGGCTTCATCGAGGCGCTGGGACTCAAGTGATGCAGGAGTTCAGCGAGAAGCAGCGGCTGCTCGCCGAATGGTGGTCGCTCGACAGGCCGACCTCCGGATGCGAGGGCGTTATCGCCGAGGGCGCCATCCGAAGTGGCAAGACGTGGGCGATGCTGACGGGGTTCCTGCTTTGGAGCCAAGGGCGCTTCTCGGGCAGCAGCTTCATCATGGCGGGCGCCTCCATCGAGACGCTCAAGCGCAACGTCGTGAGACCGATGGGGCAGATTCTGCGCCTTCTCGGGTGGTCATGGAAGTTCAACCGCAGCGAGAACCGCATCGAGATCGGGACGAACACCTATTACCTGTTCGGCGCGAGCACCGAGAAGAGCCAGGACGTCTTGCAGGGACTGACCGCCGCGGGATGCTACGCCGACGAGGTGGCGCTGTTCCCGCAGAGCTTCGTCGACCAGATGATTGGCCGATGCTCGGAGGATGGGTCGAAGCTCTGGTTCAACTGCAACCCCAGCTACCCGACGCACTTCTTCAAAACGGAGTACATCGATCGCGCAGACGAGCTGAACCTGCTCGTGCTGCACTTCGAGATGCAGGACAACCCCACGCTCTCACCCGAGATCGTGAGCCGCTACGAGCGCATGTACAGGGGTGTGTTCTACGACCGATACATCAGGGGCCTGTGGACGCTGGCGGAGGGACTTATCTACCCGGACTTCAAGGGCGCCCTCGAGGGCCGATATGAGGGCAGCGCCGTCAAGTACGCGGTGTCTTGCGACTACGGCACGCAAAACGCCTTCGCGGCGCTGCTGTGGGTGTTTGACGGCAAGGTGTGGCACGTGGTGGACGAGTACCGCTACTCGGGCCGCGACACGGGGCACCAGAAGACGGACGCCGACTACGTGGCCGACATGGCCGACTTCGTGGGCGGGCTGAGCAAGCCACCCCTGTTCATCATCGACCCGAGCGCCACGAGCTTCATCGCCGCGATGCGGCAGGCCGGGTTCAAGACCAAGAAGGGGCGCAACGATGTCGCGGACGGCATACGAGAGACGGGGGTGTGTTTGGGCAACGGCACGGTGCGCATCTCCGACGCCTGCGCGGGGCTGATAGGCGAGCTCGGCGGCTACTGCTGGGATGCCAAGGCGCAGGGCGACAAGCCCGTCAAGGTCGACGACCACAGCTGCGACGCGCTCCGTTACGGGGTGGCGACCATGCGCATGTACAAGCCTGCGAAAGAGCAGGTAAACCCATTCTTTGGAGGGAGGTAGCGGCTTGTCTAAGGGGCCTTTGGTGACCGATGGCGACCTCAAGGCGTCGGCGTCGGCGACGGCGTTCGCGGCAGATGCCATCGAGCGGCACATGTCGAGCGAGATATACCGCAACGCCGTCACCGCGAACGAGTACTACCGCCAGCACAACGTCACGATCAACCGTTTCGTGCAGAAGATCTACTCGTGCTCCGGTGCCGAGGCCGAGGACTTCACGGCCTCGAAGCTGAGGCTGGCGAGTAACCTGTTCAAGCGCCTAAACGTCCAGCGCTGCACGTACTCGCTCGGTAAGGGCGTGAGTTTCGTGGACGTCTCGGCGGGCGGCAAGGACACGACCAAGGAGGGGCTTGGCGACCGCTTCGACGACGATGTCATGGAGATGGGGCTCAAAGCGCTCATCCACGGTGTGTCATTCCCGTTTTGGAACCTCGACCACATCGACGTGTTCACCGCCGACGAGTTCTGCCCGGTGTGGGACGAGTACTCGGGGGCGCTATACGCCGGCGTGAGGTTCTGGCGGCTCGACTCCGACCACCCGTGGCATGCGACCCTCTACGAGCAGGACGGCTACACGGAGATGGTGTCGGGCGGCAGCGGCTTCGACTTCGAGGTGGCCGAGGCCAAGCGCGCCTACAAGGTCACGTATCAGGAGATACCGGCGGACGGGATGAAGCTGGCTGTCGATGCGGAGAACTACTCCCGCCTGCCCATCGTGGCGGTTTGGGGCAGCGACGCGCACCAGAGCACGCTCGTCGGCATGCGCGAGAGCATCGACGCTTACGACCTGATCAAGAGCGGACTGGTGAACGACACGCGCGACTGCGCACAGATCTACTGGCTCATCAACGGAGCCGGCGGCATGGACGACAGGGACCTCGACCTGTGGCGGGCGAAGCTCAAGCTGACGCACGTGGCCGAGGTCGACGCCGAGCAGGGGCAGTCCGTGACGCCGTACACGCAGGAGGTGCCCGTCGAGGGCCGCAAGGAGACGCTGGCGCAGATCAAGGCCGACATCTACGAGGACTTCGGCGCGCTAGACGTCCACACCATCGCGGCGGGGGCGACCAACGACCATATCGACGCGGCATACCAGCCGATGGACGAGGAGGCCGCCGAGTTTGAGCGCCACATCCGCGAGGGTATCATGGACATCCTTGCGTTGCAGGGCATCGAGGACACGCCCGTGTTCACGCACACTCGCATCAGCAACACCAAGGAGCAGGTCGAGACCGTGTGCCTGGAGGCCGAGTATCTGGACGACGAGACGATCCTGCGAAAGCTGCCGAACATCACGCCAGACGAGAGGGCGAAGATTTTGGAGCGCAAGCAGCGGGAGCAGGAGGAGCGCATGGCAGCGCTGCCGCCCGCCCTGGCGGCGAACGCGAAGGGTGCCCAGGAGGGCGACGAGGACGACGAGGATGAGGAAGGTGATGAGTGATGGCGGCATTGCAGGTGCTTGACGGCGAGCTGTGGCAGTGGGACACCGGGCGCGAGGTCGAGGTTGTCGGCTGCGAGCAGGTACATTTCGCCAAGTCGACTACAGGGACGTGCTACACGGTTGCGGTGGCCGACAGCAAGGCGAAGATTCCCGACGAGCTGCTCCAGGCGGCTGGGCGCGTGTACGCATGGGCCTACATCACGGACGAGGCATACGGCGGACGCACGCGCATCGAGGCGCTCTGGGACGTAAAGAGGCGAGCCAAGCCCGCCGAGTACATCTACGAGCCGAGCGACCAGCGCACCATCAAGGACGCAGAGACGGCGCGAGACGAGGCCAAGGCCGCGCAGAAGGCGGCGGAGGCCGCACGCGACAAGGCTGTCGCCGCTGAGGTCAAGGGGGCACGAGCCACGACGCTCACCTCGGGCTCGGAGGCAACGGCGACGATGGAGGGCAACGTGCTGGTCGTCGGCGTGCCGAAGGGCGACGCGCTGAGATACAGTGACCTCACCGCCGAGCAGATCGCGGAGCTCAAGAAGCCCGCGACGGACGCGGCGGCTGGCGTTAACAAGGTCAACAACGAGTTCAAGCAGCTCAAGGCTTCTGTCGAAACGGCGGAGAAGGGCCGCGCCGACGCCGAGGCGGGGCGCAAGGAGAAAGAGACCGAGCGCGGGCAGAACGAGACGGAGCGCAAGGAGGCTGAGGCCGGACGCAAGACTGCCGAGCAGAAGCGCGAGCAGGATTCGACCAAGGCCCTCGCCGACGCGCAGGCGGCGCTCAAGGACGCCAAGACGGCAGCCCTGAACTACCAGTCGATTATCGACTCGGCGGCTGCCGTGACGGCGCTGGGACTCAAGAAGGTAAACGGCAAGATTTGTCAAATGCGAAAGGTAGGTGCCTAAATGGCCGATACGCAGGCAACCGAGCAGGCAACCGAGGGGTTCGAGTACGCGGACCCGCTGGCATCGGACAAGGCGGTGTGGGCGCTTGTCGGCGCAGTGAAGAATCTGGGCGACCAGAAGTCGCTCGAGCGCGACGCCTCGACGGGCCGCTACTCCAACGAGAGCGTCGCCGCGATGGTCGACAAGCACAAGACGGGGCTGGTGTACACGTTCCTCATCCCGGCGGGCAGCCCCACCGACATCCAGCCCATGAGCGCTGCCGCGAAGCGCGTGGCCTCCACCGAGTTCGTGCCCGCGACGGCGACGAGCGCGGCTGTCGACCCGTTCGACGCCGAGGGCGGCCCGTGGTTCCACGTGTCCGCCAACGCCGGTGCCGACGCCGACGGCGTGCCGTGGGTCGAGGCTATCGACGGCGTCGACTACGGTTTCTCGCGCGTGGACAACGGACACGGCAACAACGTCTACGAGATCGCGCCGGTCGTGTGGCAGGCGGTCGAGGTGCTGGAGAACGGTAACCTGCTCGTCTCGTGGTCCGACAGCCGATTCAGCGGCTCGCAGCCGAACCCCAAGGCTTTGCTGCCGGACGGCACGCTGCGACCGTACATGCTGACGCCGACATACCCCATGAGCATCGACGCCGACGGGCGCCCGCGTTCCGTCTCGGGCGCGAAGGTCGCCAACCGCACGACGTCGCACGACTCGCTCGTCGACCTTTGCAAGACCGCGACCACGGGCTACTCGGGCATGAGCGTCTACGACCAGTGGTATATCAACTTCCACCAGTTGACCAAGACGCTCTGCAAGTCCTCCCAGGTGGACTTCCCGGGCTGCACGGACTTCAACATCCAGATCCACCCCACGCTCGCCGAGACGGGAGTCACGCGCGTGGTCGTCACCGCCGAGCAGGCGGCGAAGATTCCCGTGGGCGCGTCGATGATGTACGGCACCGACACGGGCACCACGTGCCCAGACCGAGGCGCCGCAGCCGCATACGACGTGTTCGACGGCGCCGTTGTCGGCGGCAAGGAGACGCTCGCAGACGGCAACGTGGCGCTTCTCATGGACGTCACCAAGGCGTTCGACACGACCGTGAACACATGGCTCCAGAGTGCGCCGTGGTGCACGGGCAACACCGATGCCCTCGTTGGCGACGGCCAGGTGGCGAAGGACGGCAAGCATCCGTTCAAGGTCGGCGGCGTCGAGACGGGGCTGGGCCTGTGGGAGTTCATGGGCGATACGCTCTTCGTCTCCGATGGCACGGGCTTCGGCATCGCGGTCAACCCCGACACCCGCAATGAGAAGAAGAACGCCGTGGCGGACGGGGTGACCCCGACGGCGGCGTGCATGCCGACGGCAGATGGCTACATGCTCGACATCCAGTTCGTCAACGGCCTTATCTTGGGAAAGGGGCTCGGCGGCTCGGCGACGACTGGTGTCGGCGACTACTTCTACTTCGACACATCCGGCGGTAAGGTCAAAGGCACAATCCGTCTGGTTCTGTTCCTCGGCAACCTGGGGGTCGGCTCGAGTGCCGGTCTTCGTTACGCGTACTCGTGGTACTGGTCCGGTTGGGCCGCTTGGTGCTTCGTCTCCCGGCTTTCTGCTACGGGCCGTAGCCGGGGGTGAATCAGGGCGTAGCCCTGAGAGGGGGCTGGCCCCCTCCTAACCCCAAACAGGGATTCACGGTGAGGGCGGCGCTGGTTTCTGGTTCAGTTCCTCGGCAACCTGAGGAACGGCTCGAATGCCGGTCTTCGTTACGCGAACTCGAGGAACAGGTCCGGTAGGGCCACTTGGAACTTCGTCTCCCGGCAATCTGTCTATAAATCTCTACTCGCACCGTGTCTACCGCGCCCGCCGCTTTCTGGCGGGACGCGGCTCAGCCTGACTCCTTTGAGTGAAATTTGTCCGCAAGGCTCACGGGCTGGTAGCCGCAAGGCGAACGCTCGTATGACAGACAGAAAGAGCTTTGATCTATGAAAACCTACTGCAAGGGCCTCGAGTTCACGCGCAAGAGCGTCGTCGAGGCCCTGCACCGATGGAAGAAAAGCGACTCCGGCAAGGAGAACGGCTGGCGCGTCGCCGACGAATACGGCACCGAAACGGCGTTCGTCGACCGCATCTGGCTAGAGCTCTCGACTGAGACACTGACGTTCGAGCCCATCCGAACCTATCTGAAACACGACCCGAACAGCGGAAAGCTGCGCGAGATAAGCGTCGAGAGCATCAAGCGGCAGGTGTGCAACTACCTGTGCGTTGGGGCACTCGAGCCGCTCCTTGCCGCCAAGGTCGGCTTCTGGCAGGTGTCGAGCGGCGTCAAGGGCAAGGGTGCGGCGCTGGGGATGCGCAAGCTCAGGCGCGAGGTTCACCGCTTCGCCTACCACCTACACGTCGACATCCGCAACTGCTACGGCTCGATGCGGACGGCGATAGTGGAGGGTCTGGTGGCGCGCTACGTCAAGAACAGCCAGGTCCTCTACCTGCTCCATTCGCTGCTGTCGACGATGAACGGCGTCCTTATCCTCGGCAGCTACCTGTCGCTTCGGTTGGCGGCGTTCGCGATCTCGTTCGCGTACCACGCGGTCGAGGAGGCGGCGAAGGAGCGGCGCGGCAAGCGCGTGAGGCTCGCTGGATGCCAGGTGTGGTACGCCGACGACGGCTATTTTCTCGGCAACTCAAAGCGCTCGCTCAGGAAGGCCGCGGCCATCGCCGCGCGCGTTTTGGGGCGGCTAGGATTGTCGCTGAAACCGTGGAAGGTGAGGCGCAACGGCGCCGAGCCCATCGACTTCGCGGGCTATCGCATCTGGTGCGCTCGCGGGCGCCGGGTCGATCTGCGAAAGAGGCTCTGGAAACGACTGCGACGCGCGTTCGCGCGCTACGGGCGCAGACGCACCGAGCGTTTGGCGAGGCGCGTGTGCTCTTACTGGGGCTGGTTGAAAACGGCCGTCATGGAGCACCAGATGAACGGTAAGCGGTGCATATTCAACGCGGCGAGAGCCGTGGGTTAGGAGGGAAAATATGGTTGTGAAGTCGGAGCGAACGGGCGAGAGGCCCGAGACGGTCGAGATCGCGGGGACCGACGTCTGGCTGCGCCGCGGCATCGCCGAGAGCGAGCGCGAGGAGCAGTGCGGCGAGGGCGGTTCCGTCAAGGTGAAGGTGTTCACCTACGAGGAGCTGCACTTCACCGACCCGGCTGGCAAGCTGACGGTCGAGGGCGCAAAGGCCGATTTTGACACCGTCTGGGCGGCACACGAGGCGGACGGCATGAGCATGGAGGAGCGGATCGCATCGCTCCAGCAGCAGGTCGCCGACTCGCAGGCGGCCCTTCTCGAGCTCGGCGACATCGTTGGAGGTGAGTAACTTGGCGAAGATCTACTACCGCGCCGTGAAGAGCGGCAAGCGCACGCTCGAGAGCGTTCCCGAGCGCTGGCGCGACGAGGTACGCCAGATGCTAGAGGCGGACGGCGAGTAGGGAAGGGCCCCGGCTTCGGTCGGGGCCCTTTTCCGTTATGCGCGGGCGACCATGCGTGCCGACGATTGGAGGCGGCGCATGGCGAAGGATAGCGCTCACGAGTTCTCAGACGCCGAGATTCGGGCGTTCGAGCGCGAGGTGGCGGAAGTGTACGGCGAGGCGAGCAAGACGGTCTACGCCAACCTCAAGCGCTATCTGGCGCAGTTCGAGGCCGACGACGAGAAGAAGCGCGAGCGTCTCGAGGCCGGCGAGATCACCAAGGCGCAATACAGGTCTTGGCGAAGCGGGAAGATAGCGGCGGGCAGGCGCTACCGAATCGTGCTCAAGCAGTGCGCCGAGGCCATGACGCGCGCGAACGTCGTCGCGGCCGCCGCCATCGAGGGCAGGCTGCCAGAGGTCTACGCCGAGAACTACAACTACGGCACGTGGCAGGTCGAGAGCGCCGTGGGCGTTGACACGGCCTACGCACTGCAGGACGCCTCGACCGTGCAGAGGCTGCTCACCGACCACGACAGCTACCTGCCCAAGCCGTCCGTCAACGTCGCCAAGGACGTGGCGTGGAACCGTCGGCTCATCGCCAGCCAGATCACGCAGGGCGTGCTTCTCGGCGAGTCGATACCAAAGATAGCCGAGCGCATGCAGGCCGTGACGGGGTCGAACCGCGCGGCGGCGGTGCGTTTGGCGCGCACCTCGACGACGGCGGCGGAGAACTCCGGGCGCGTCGACAGCTACAAGAGGGCCAAGGGGCTCGGTATCAAGGTGCAGCAGGAATGGGTGGCGACGCTCGACCTGCGCACGCGCTCGAGCCACAGGGAGATTGACCGCGAGAAGGTCGAGGTCGGCGAGAAGTTCAGCAACGGGTGCCGCTACCCGGGCGACCCCGAGGCGCCGTATGCCCAGACCGCGAACTGCCGATGCACGCTGGTGGCGTGCTGTGACGGGCTTGACGTGCTCGACGGCGAGCGTTTCAGCCGCCTGCCCGAGGGCATGACCTACGAGGAATGGAAGGCGGGTAAGCCCGCCGTCAACGGCACCAAGCCCGCGAACCGCACTATCTCCGAGTTCATGGAAATGCCCGGAACCAAGCGCAAGCTGGATACGGCGGGCGTGTCCAAGACCGAGGTGCGAAAGCGGCTCTCGCGGCAGCTCGAGGACTACGGCATACCGTCCGGCTCGTTCCGCAAGATGAGTGCCGGCGACCAGCAGAAGGTGTTGGATGCGGCGCTTGCGCCCGGTTCGACGCCCATTGTCAACGGTCGGCGCGTTTTCAAGGAGATCAAGGGTGAGCATTCCGCAGGCTCCGACCTTGCCAAGGTCAACCCGAACTTTAAGACAAAGAAGGACAAAGACGGCAGGTACTCGTGCAACTGCCAAAGGTGCGTTCCGGCGTATGAGGCGAGACGGCGTGGGCTCGACGTCGTTGCGAAGCCGGTTAAGATGAACAAGTGGGGGAAAATATCGGCATATGACCCCTTCGCGCGCGCCGAGTCGTACAAAAAGGTGTTTCCGGGGGCCACTTGGAAACGTGGTGGCGATAAGCCGGAGAAAGAAATAACGTCATTCCTCCTTGCGGTAAACGGGGACGCGAGGGCCGAGGTTTCCGTTTCCTGGGACCACGCGCTTTGCGGCAAGAGGGGACGACACGTTTTCGTAGCGGAAAAGGCGGGAAACGCTATCAAGTTCATAGACCCACAGAGCGGTGATGAGGACGTGAGCTGGTATTTTGGTATAATCAAGGCCGAGGAGACGGAGTTCGCGCGAGTTGACGACGCCGAGTTTGGCGACCTTATCGACGAGTGCCTGACGACAAGAGGTTGATATGCTCACATTGGAAGAGGCCATAAAGCCGATTCTGGAAGATGAGGCCGTAGACGGATACGGCCCAGTGTGCGCATACGAGGGCAAATATCATTGGTTCGTCGGTTTCGGCTTCGATGGAAAGATGACCCCGGGCGACACTCCTTATGCCATCGACAAGGAAACGGGCAGGATTGACTTCTTTCCGATTCCATTTTTCCTCAGAGGCGAGAGTCCATCGGCTATCGAGCTTGAGATGGACAAGGCCCACGAGGTAAAAATCCAATAGATCACAGCAGGCCCCGCCACGGCGGGGCTTTTTTCATGCCGCGTGACCGTGCTGCGACACTGCCCGCAGAGAGATTGGGGCAGGCATGAAAGAGCTATTCACTTGTGCGAACTGCGGCGACTGTGCCGTAAAGCTGGGTTTCGGCTTCACGTTCCAGGATACCTACATCTGCACGCAGCGCGGCGACGAGGTCGAGCCCGACGACGGCTGCACGCTCGGGTGCGAGGGCGTGCCGGTGCAGGCCATCGAGGCCATCGAGGCGGACGTCAACGGCCGTGTTGGCTACGGCTGCGAGGTGCTCGACTGATGGCTTACGGGCTCGTCGGCGGCGTCGGCGACCACGGCCGGCACGGCACCCTCATCACCGATGAGATCGTAAACGCCGCGAAGCTGGATGCCGCCGAGTGCATCGAGATACGGCAGAACAACATCGAGCAGGTCGAGAAGGCCCTCCTGCGCGCCTTTAAAACGGGCCTGGAGGAGATAGGCCTCGTCGCGGAGGGCTACGCCAAGGCGACGTGCCCGGTCGACACGGGCAGGCTGCGCAACTCCGTCACGCACCTCCTCAAAGGCTACGACTGCTTCATCGGGACCAACGTCGAGTACGCGCCGTATGTCGAGGAGGGGACTTCCCGCATGAAGGGCAAGCACTTCCTGCGCAAGGCGGCGACGGGCCACGGCGACACGTACCGGGCGATTCTCGAGAAGCACCTGAGGGGTGGCGCGTAGGGCCGCGTTACTCCGCTTGGATACTCACCCTTGCCGCGAGGTATTGCGGCGCGGGCCCTGCCGGGGCAACAGGCTGGGACCCGCCCATTCCGAAGCAAGGGAGATTCTGTTGGCACTCACGCGAAAGATGCTCAAGGCAATGGGCATCGAGGACGAGAAGATCGACCAGATCATCGAGGAGCACGCCGAGAGCGTGGACGCGCTCAAGGCGCAGCGCGACGAGCTCAAGGAGGCCGCGGGCAAGGCGGACGGCTACAAGAAGGAGCTGGACGCGCTCAAGGCCAAGGGCGAGGGCGCGGGCGAGTACGAGGAAAAGTACAAGGCCGCCGTCAAGAACCTAGAGGACTACAAGGCCAAGGTCGAAGGCGAGAAAGCCGCAGCCGAGAAGCGCAGCCTGTACCGAGAGCTGCTCAAGTCGGCGGGCGTCGACCCCAAGCGCATCGAGACCGTTCTCAAGGTCTCCGACCTCGAGAACGTGACCGTCAAGGACGGCGCTATCGAGGGTGCGGACAAGCTCACCGAGGGTATCAAGGCCGACTGGGCCGACTTCATCGCAACCACAACCGTCAAGGGCGCCGACGTGGCCCACGCCCCCAAGGGCGAGGGCGGCAAGGACATCAACGAAATGAGCACCGCCGAGTACATGAAGTACAAGGCGGAGCAGAGAGGCTAAGGGGTTTCTATGTCGAACACCATCCTTACACCCAACATCATCGCCAACGAGGCGCTGGACGTTCTGCGCACCAACGCCGTCATGGCCAACCTCGTCCACCGCGACTACTCCTCCGAGTTCGTCGCCGGCGTGGGCGACACCATCACCGTCCGCAAGCCCGCCACCTTCGAGGCCAAGGAGTTTACTACCGAGGTCGAGGTGCAGGACGCCACGGAGGGCAAGGTTCCCGTCAAGATGGACAAGCTGCTCGACGTGACGTTCGCCGTCACGTCCAAGGAGCTGACGATGGGCATCGTCGACTTCTCCGCGCAGTTCCTCGTCCCGGCCATGCAGGCCTTCGCCGACAAGATCGACGGCTACCTGCTCGCGCTCGAGAAGGACGTCACGAACCGCGTCGACCACACCAAGGGCGCCATCGCCGTGGCGGACATCATCGCCGCCCGCAAGTTCCTCGTGGACGCCAAGGCGCCCTCCACGGAGCGCCGCTTCGTCTACGGCTCCCAGGCCGAGGCCGACCTGCTCAACACCGAGGCGTTTACCAATGCCTCCGCCGTCGGCGACAACGGCACCGCCCTCAAGGAGGCATCGCTTGGCCGCAAGTACGGCCTCGACTTCTACTGCGACCAGAACGTTCAGAAGACGACCGCCGAGACGGCGAACTACACGCCGTCCATCGCGTTCCACAAGAACGCCTTCGCGCTCGTGACCCGCCAGCTCGAGATGCCGCTCGGCGCGCCCAAGGCCTTCTCTACCTCCTACGACGGCTTCGGCCTGCGCGTCGTGCAGGGCTACGACCAGAAGACCAAGACCGACACCGTCTCCATCGACATGCTCTGCGGCGTCAAGACCCTCAGCCCCGAGCTCGCCGCCGTCATCACCGATAAGCGATAGGCGCAGAGATGCTCGAGCAGGTGCTTCTGTCGCTGCGCAACTGGTTCGTCGCTGACAAGCGCACGGGGCGCGTCCGTATCGAGGACGGCCGCCTCGTGCCGCCCGCGGCCCTCGGCCTCAAGGAGGGCCAGTACGTCCGCATCACGGGCTCGACGTTCAACGACGGGCTGCACGCGTGGCCCTACAACGGGCTCACGGACGAGGAGTTCGTCGGCACCGTCTGGGCGCTCGCCATCCCGCGGGCCGTGGTCGACCTCGCTGACGAGATCGCAGCGTGGCAGGCCGAGCACGCCAAGGAGCTGGACAGCCCCTACGCGAGCGAGAGCTTTGGCGGCTACAGCTACACGCGCGTCGGCGGCGACGGCTCGCCAATCACGTGGCGACAGCAGTTCAAGGCGCGTCTCGACCCTTGGAGAAAGCTGTGAGCCGCCTGTACGAGCGCATGGCGGTGGCGTGCGCGAGGCTCGTCGCAAAGACCGAGCCTGACGGCGAGGGCGGCTTCAAGACCGTCCTCGCCGTCGGCGACGGCTTCACGGCGGCGATCGTGCGCGACAGCTCGACGGCCTCGCGCATCGCGGAGCACGACGGCGTGAGGAACGTCTACACCGTGACCACCGACGAGCCGCTGCGGTACGGCGACCTCTTCCAGCGTGCGTTCGACGGGCAGGTATTCCGCTGCACGTCGAACGCGGACGACGGCGCCGCGCCGTGCTGCGCGTCGTTCAGCTTCGGCCAGTGCAGCGCGGAGGAGTGGGAGGTGCCGGATGGCGACTAAGGCGGCGGCGCTGCAGGCGTGGCTCGAGGGCTTCGGGCTGCCCGTGTACCGCGACTCGGCGGTGCCGGGCGAGGCAAAGATGCCCTACATCACCTACGACCTGCCGACCGCGGCATTCGGCACGCAGTGCAACTCCGAGGTGAACCTCTGGTTCCGTACATCGTCCGAGGCCGCGCCCAACGCCAAGGCCGAGGAGGTCGCCCGGGCGCTGGGGCTGTCGGGCGTGCTGCTGCCGTGCGACGGCGGCGGCATGTGGGTGATGCAGGGCGATCCGTTCTGCAACGCCATGGCCGACGAGGACAACGCCGTGAAGCGCCGAATCATCAACCTGACCATTGAGTACATGACCAGCTACTAGGAGGTCATATGTCTAAGTTCACGCGCATCCCCGAGAACACGTTCAAGGAGATCGTCATCAACGCGGGCCTGCTCGCCACGAATTTCAACCCCAAGACCGCCGAGGTCGCGGAGTCCGAGCTGATGGGCGCGACGAGCGGCGGAACCAGCTTCGCCGCCACGCCCAGCTTCATCGACTACGGCGAGGACATCGACAACTGCCCCGCCAACACGATGGAACTGAAGCGCATCGACAGCATCGAGGCCAAGCTGAGTGGCACGTTCGTGACGCTGAACACCGCGCTCGGCAAGAAGCTCGCGGCCGCAGCCGACGAGACCGAGGGGAAGATCGTCCCGCGCTCCGCGCTCTCGGAGGAGGACTTCGCCGACATCTGGCTCATCGGCGATTACTCGGGCGAGAACGGCAACGGCTATATCGCCATCCGCCTCATCAACGCGCTCAACACGGGCGGTCTGCAAATCACGACGCAGAACAAGGCCAAGGGCCAGTTCGCGTTCGAGTTCACGGGCCACTACTCAATCAAGAACCCAGAGATCGTGCCCTACGAGCTGTATATCAAACAGGAGATTGGAGCCTAACCATGAAGCTTGAGAACCTTAACGCCGACGAGTTCCAGAACGCCATGTGCCTGCTGGCGGACGTTGCCGAGGACGTCATGAACGGCGAACTCGGCGCGAAGGCCAAGGCCGCCTACGTCAAGTTCCGCTCCGACTCCGCCAAGGCCAAGGCCAAGGCGACCGCCAAGGCCAAGGGCGACCCCGAGGCCGCGAAGGCAGCCGCCACCGCCGAGGTCAACGGCCTCGCCGTGGACATGGTAGTGGGGCTTCTGCCCGACGTGCTGCGCCAGGGTGGCGAGATCAGCTACAAGCTGCTCGCCGCACTCGACGGCCAGACGCTCGAGGAGTACAAGGCCGACTTCACCGTCAAGAAGTGGGTGAACGACATCAAGGATGCCATCGACGGTATCGACGGCATCAAGGACGTCCTGGCTCCTTTTTTTGGATAGCCGCCGAGGACCCATCTCACATATGGCTCTGTCTGGGCGAGTACGTCGGGCCACGGCGTGCTCGCCCTTTCTCTAGGTACATGGTCGCGCGGTGGCGCGAGCGGGACGAGCGGGAGGCGTTCCGCGTGTACCTGAGCGAGTCGGTGCGCCTCATGGCGCAGGGGAAGTGGCTCAAGGAACCCTTCCTGAGCATCGTCAACGGCGGTGCGGGCGATGGGTCCGAGGCGGAGGACACGCGCGGCGGCGACGAGATCGCCGCAGACATCATCGAGCGGATGGGATTGAAGGTGGTCTAGGTGAACCTTCTCGACCTGATGATTAAGGTCGGCCTCAAGGACGAGGCCAGTGGCAAGGTCGAGGGCGTGGCCTCGAAGGTCGTGGGCACGCTCGGCAAGGCCGGCGCGACCGCCGCCAAGGCGATAGGCGTTGGCGTCGCCGCCGTGGGGGCGGGCGTCGCCGCTATCGGCGTGGCGAGCACGCAGGCCTACGCCGCGTACGAGCAGAACGTCGGCGGCATCCAGAAGATTTTCGGCAACATGGGCAAGTCGCTCGACGAGTACGCCGCGCTCACAGGACAGACCGTCGAGCAGTGCTCTGGCAAGTGGCAGCAGCTCGAGCAGGCGCAGACCACGGTGCTCGCAAACGCCGACGCAGCCTACAAGACGGCCGGCATTAGCGCCAACCAATACATGGAGCAGGTGACGGGCTTCTCGGCCTCGCTCGTTTCCTCACTGGGTGGCGACACGGTAAAGGCCGCGAAGTACGCCAACACGGCCATGGTCGACATGAGCGACAACGCGAACACCTTTGGCACGGCGATGGAGGACCTCCAGAATGCGTACCAAGGATTCGCAAAGCAGAACTACACGATGCTTGACAACCTCAAGCTGGGGTATGGCGGAACCAAGGAGGAGATGCAGCGCCTCGTCAAGGACGCGCACGCCGTCAACTCCGCCGTGGACGAGTCGAGTCTCTCGTTCGACAACATCGTGCTCGCCATCCACACGATGCAGGAGCAGATGAACATCGCTGGCACGACCTCGCGCGAGGCGGCAACCACCATCGAGGGCAGCGTCAACATGATGAAGGCCTCGTGGGAGAACTGGCTGACCGAGCTGGGCAAGGACGACGCCGATATGGGCAAGCTCACCGAGGAGCTGGTCGAGTCGGTCGAGACGGCGGCCTCGAACGTCATCCCGCGCGTTGCGACCATCGTCGGCACGGCGCTGTCGCAGCTACCGAGTCTTGTCACGTCCGTGGGCCCTGTGCTCGGTCAGGCGTTCGTCGACATCTTCACGCAGGCGCTCGACAGCGCGGCGGCAGCCGTGCCCGGGCCCATGGGCGACATCCTCTCCGCCGTGTCGGACGGCGTGGACGAGATCGGCGAGCGTTTCAAGGGCCTGCGCGAGATCTGGTCGGTTGGTGACAACCCGCTCGAGTCTCTGCATCTCGCCATGGTCTACGGCCTGACGCTGCTCGAGGGCGACCTGTCCACGCTGCAGGAGAACATCACCTCATCGCTGCCCGGCATCGCCGAGGGCTTCGCCGACGTGGGCGGCGAGGTCGTTCCCAGGCTAGCCGAGGGAATCGAGATGGGGTTGTCGTTCCTCTCCGAGACGGCGGCGTCGCTCATGACATCGCTCGGCGGCTACCTGTCCGAGAACCTGCCCTCCATCACGGAGAGCGGCCTGCAGATTCTCACCGGCCTCTCCGAGTCCATAGCCGAGAACGCGGGCGTTCTGGCAGAGGGCGCGGCGAACCTCATCGTCGGCTTGGCGCAGGGTATCGCCGACAGCCTGCCGACACTCATCGAGCAGGCCCCGGTCATCGTGCAGAACCTCGCCAGCGCGATCAACGACAACGCGCCGATACTGCTCGGTGCCGGCATCCAGGCAATCGTGACACTGGCGCTTGGCATCGTGCAGGCGATACCGACGCTCATCGCCAACATCCCGGCCATCTTCTCGGCCTTCGTCTCGGCTTGGTCGGCGCTCGACTGGCTGAGCCTCGGCAGGAACGCCATCACGTTCCTGGGCAACGGCATCGCCGGCATGGCCGGCTTCGTCAGCACATGCGGCACCAACATCGTGTCCGCTATCCGCGGCGCAATCCAGAACCTGCCGTCTACCCTGGCGAGCATCGGCCGCAACGGAATCAGCAGCCTGGGCTCCGCCATCCGCGGCGCGGTCGGCTTCGTGACCTCGGCGGCCTCGAGTATCGGCAGTTCCATCATGGGCGCCCTGTCCTCCATCCCGGGCCGCGTGGCCTCCATCGGATCGCAAATCGTTCAGGGTATCGCAAACGGAATCAGCGGCGCGGCGGGCGTGGTCGTGAGCAAGATTACCGGCGTGGTGGGCGGCGCCATCGACGCGGCCAAGAACCTGCTGGGTATCCACTCGCCGTCGCGCGTGTTCCGCAAGATTTTCGGCTACGTCATGGAGGGCGCGGCCCTCGGCATCGACGACACGGCGGACGAGCCGGTTAAGTCCATGAGGTCGGCGGTGCGCAACGTCGAGAAGGCCTCCGTGTTCGGCGCAAGCGTTACCGGCGGCGGAGCATACGGGGCGACCGCCAGCGGAGCCGCGGGCATCGCGGGCGGCGGCAACGTTTACAACCTCTACCTCAACGGCGACCTGCTGGGCGTCGACGGGCGCGTGGCCTCCGCCTTCAGGAGCTTCGTCGCGGCGGTGGAGCAGAGCATGGCGATGGGGGTCGCGTAGTATGGCGCAGGGAAACTGGGTTCAAGGCGGCAGTGGCTATAGAAAGTACTGCTGGTGCGCGTACGTGGACGTTGCTGAGGTGAGGCGCACGGACACCACCGTGACCTACCGCGTCACGCACGGCTACGGCACGCGCTACGCCATCGACTGCTACGCAAACGGCAGCTCGTCGGCGGGCGGCTCGTGGAACGGCTCGGTCTACTCGACGAACAACTCCGGCTGGGTATGGGTGCAGTGCACGTCGCGCGACGTCGAGCTCGCGCGCGGCAACGGCAACGCCTACAACCACACCTTCACGGGCCAGATTAACGTCACGGGCGGCTTCGGCAACGGAACGTCGAACGCCTCCAACACCGTCACGGTCCCGTGCCGCGCCTACCACACGCCGCACACGCCGAAGAACATCAGGGCGGAGCGTCTGAGCGACACCAGCGCGAAGGTCAGCTGGGACGTCGACTACACGGGCATGAACGGCGACTACCCCTGGTCGACCGTGACCGTCGGTGTGGCGAAGAACGGCCCCGGGAAGTTCACCGACGTCGGCACCGTCAGTTGGGACACCACGAGCCACACCTACAACGGCCTCGAGCCGGGCTGCATGTACATCTTCTCGGCCAAGGCGACGGGCCCCGGCGGCACGTCGGACTACGGCGTGAGCGCGCCGGCGATCTACACCACGCCGACGGCGCTCGGCATGCTCGAGGCAGTCAAGGCGGAGGCGGCGAAGGTCGTGCTCAAGGGGCACGACGCGCCGGCCTTCGTCGACAGCTGGGAGTTCCAGCTCACGACCGACGGTGGAAAGACGTGGGTCGATGCGGACGTGAACGCCTCATGGGAGGACGAGGAGGCACCGGCGGGTACGGTGCGCTACCGCGCCCGCGCGGTCAAGAGCGGCCTCAAGGGTCCGTGGACGGAGTCAAACGAGGTCACGACAATATGCCCGCCGCTCGCACCGTCCATCAGGGGCGTCAGGGCGGCTTACGCCACAGGTTCGACTGCGACGCTCGAATGGGTGCCCAACCATCCGGACGGCTCGGCGCAGACCTCAGCCGAGGTGCAGGTCACGACGCCGACGGGTCCCACCGCCGCGACGGTCGATGGCCCGGGTACGAGCCTGAAGCTGCCGACCGGCACCAAGGGCCTCTACTCCGTGCGCGTGCGCACCAAGGGCCTCGACGAGGACTGGGGCGCATGGTCGAGCGCGGCGGCATATACCGTGGCGGACGCGCCCCAGGCATTCTTCACCGATCCGGCTGCGGACGGGGCGACCCTGCGCGCGGTGCCGCATACCTTCACATGGAAGGTGGCCGACGAGACGGGCGTCAGCCGACAGTACCTGTCTTTGTGCGACATCAGGGGCAACCTCCTGTGGAGCGGGACTGTGGACAAGGACGCGCGCTCCTTTGGCCTCGGCTACGCGCAGCACGCCTTCGTCAACCACACGGTCTACAGGGTCGTGCTCACGGTCACGGCCGGATCGTCGCTATCGGTCACCGTCTCGAGAACTTTCCGGACCGACTGGGCACCGCCAGCCAAACCGTCGCTCAACATCTTCGTCGACGGGAGGTTGGGATGCCAGCTGTCGGTATTCCCAGGTAAGGCCGACAGTGACGACACGCCCGAGACGTCCCACTTCACCGTGTCGCGCGTCCTGCCCGACGGCTCGACCCTGCAGCTCGGCTCGCACCTTGCGGCTGGCGAGGGCGCGAGCGACCCGCTGCCTCCGCTCAACAGCGAGTTCGAGTACGTCGCGGTTGCCTACGCCGCGACGGGCGTGAGCACAGCGACGAGGGTCAAAACGACCGTGGCGAGCCGCGAGGTGGCTCTCAACTGGGGAGCCGGCGCTGAGAGGTCGTGGCTCGGGCGCTATCTCAAGAAGGGCTCGAGCCGCAAGGTGACGCACGGATACAAGATGCTGCACTTCGCCGACGGCGGGGAAGGGCTGCCCGTCTCGTACGGCATCAACGAACGGGACGTCAAGGACAGCATGGACTTCCTGCTGCTCGACGAGGATGACTACAAGTCATTCCTCGAGGTCATGAACATGGCGGGGCGCTTCTGGGTGCGCGATCTCTACGGCGAGCGGTTCCGCGCCCGCCTGAGCTGCAGCGTGAAGCGTTCCGACGGCGCGTGGGTGGCTTCGTGCGACCCGACGTGGGAGACGTGGGAGGAGCCCGCCAATGGCTGATAGCTGGATAAGGCCGTTCGACGCCTCCTACGACTTCGTGCGCGTATCACGTGAGACGGGGCTCGAGCTCGACTTCGTGCGCGACATCGAGAACGGCGGCTCCATCGAGCGCAACGCGAACACGGCGCTCTATGAGACTGCATCCCTGGACTTCGCTGACAAGTTCGACGTCGGCAACGACTTTCTGCGTGTGTACCTCAACGCCACCTTCACGGACGGCAGTAAGAGGCGCGAGTGCCTCGGAACATTCATGCCGCAGGTGGACTCGGTGGACATCGACGGCGCCTACCGCGAGGGCCAGATCAACGCCTACGGCCTCCTGAAGCTGCTCAAGGACGACGACTTCGACAGTCCCTACGTGATCGCCCAAGACAGCAATGCGGTGGAGGAGGCTGTCAAGATAGCCGAGTCGGTCGGCCTCACCGTCTACGCCGACAGCAGCAGCCTCCTGTTGGGCAGCAACTGGGTGTTCGGCGTGGGCAAGAACAACGACGCCAAAACCAAGCTGGATGCCGTGAACCTGCTCCTCGAGGCGGCGGGGTTCCGCTCGGCCTCGACCGACCGCATGGGCAATGTGCTCTTCAGGCGCTACATCGAGCCCTCGGACATGCCCATCTCGGCCGAGTTCACCGAGGGCAGGGACGCGCGCTTCATGTCGGACATGACCGAATCGACTAACCGCGCCGAGGTCTGCAACGTCGTGCACGTGGACTTCAGCACGCAGGACGCATCGGTGCGCGGCACGGCGGTGGACGACTCGCCCGATTCAGACCTCTCGACCGTCTCGGTCGGTCGTCGCATCGTCAAGAGCTACAGCTACGACAGCCTGCCGGGCGTGGATACCGAGGACGCCAACCTTGTCGAGGGCGCCGCCAACGCCCTCATCGGCACCGGCAAGAAGTCGGATAAGAGCTTCAGGCAGAGCGATTCGCACGGCAGCATCCAGACCGTCTACGTCTCCGACTCGCCGCAGGTGGGCGTGCTTTTCGGCATCAAGGTCGTCTCGAGTGGCGGGCGCGTCGGCTTCTGCCAGGACGAGGGGCCGAGCGTCAAGAAGGATACGGACTACACGCAGAGTGTGTGGGTCAAGGGCACTAAGGGCGCGACGGGCATCATACAGTCTTTCTGGGATCAGGAGAGGGCGCTTGGCCCGGTGACCAAGGGGTTCACCATGACTGGCGAGTGGCAGAAGGTCAGCTACACCTACCACGCCACGGAGAACCACAGCAAGGTCAGCTGGGGCTACTGCTACATCGATGGCGGCGAGGCCATCTTCGTCGCCGGCAAGGTCGAGGAGGGAGGCAACGCCACGCCTTGGCCCCAGGACGCCATGCAGGCGGCGGCGGACCGCAAGGCGGCTGAGCTGCTCGCCACCGAGCGCGCCGTGACGCGCACGGACGAGTTCAAGAGCGTGTACAAGCCCGTCGAGCCGTGCATGGCGGTGGCGATGAACTACAGGACCGGCGGGGTTGTCGGCAAGCTGGCAATCCAGAAGCAGACGCTGACGCTTGACGCTGGCTGCGTCATAAAGCACACGGCGAGGAGGTACGAGCGATGAGCGATTCGACGGCCGAGATCAAGGGCGCGGCGGCGCGGCTGGCGGCGGCGATGCCGTCGGGCGGCAAGCGGCTGACGATGGAGTTCGGCACGGTCGTGGGCGTCCACGACACGGCGCTTGACGTGATGCTGCACGGCGCGGTGGTGACGGTCCCGATGGTGCGCTCCTGCACGGGGTGCATCATCACCGACCGTGCCGTGATCCTGTCGCAGGGCCCGCTGGCCGTGTGCGTCGGCACGATGGCGGCGGTGTAGGCCGGCGTTACGGAGGCCTGAACCTGCAGTGTGGCGGGGAATGGGCCCCACCACACTGCAGAACGGGAAGGAGGCCGGATGGAGGTGCTCAAGCTTTTCGCGCCGTACGGCCCGGGGTGGCTGGGAGGCGTGCTGCTTGTGCTCGTCGCCTTCTACTTCGGCAGGCAGTTTTTGGACGAATACAAGGCCCAAAACGAGCGCAAGGCGAACATCGACCTCAAGCGCGAGGAGCGAAAGCAGGACGAGGTGAACGAGCGGGCGCAGCGCGACCGCGAGCGCAGCCAGATGGAGGGCCGCATCGCCGCGCAGATGGAGCGCAGCAACGCGCTGATGGAGGCTATGAAGGCGCTCATGGAGTCCGTCGTGACCTCCAACGAGGTGCTGCACGCCGACCTGGCGAACAGCCAGGCGCGCAGCCAGGGCATGGCGGCGAAGGTCGACCACATCTGCGACCGAGTCGACCTCATGTACAACAAGGAGACAAGCAGATAGGAGCAATCAAATGACTGAGATTCAGGCCAGCCTCACCGTCGCCACGGTGCTCGTGGTGCCGTACATCGTGCAGGCCATCAAGACTAAGGCCATGACGGGCAGCGTCGCCCGCTGGACGGCCATCGCCGTCTCGGCGGGGTGCGGCGCCCTCACGGCCATGGCGGGAGGCGTGCCCACCGACCCCTCGGCGTGGGTGACGTCCATCTTCGCGTGTGTCGGCGGCGTGCAGGTGGCCTATGCCGCCTTCAAATCCGTCGGTATCACGGACAAATGGCTCGACGCGCTGCTCGCGCTCGGCGACATTAAGGAGGACTAACATGGCAGATTTCGCGAACGTCCAACCGGACGAGTACAAGCTCCTCGGCTGCAACTTCTCGGCGGGACGACCCTTCGGCATCAAGGGCGTCACGATCCACCATATGGCGGGTGACCTCAATGCGGCCCAGTGCAACAGCATCTGGGCCGCCAACGGCTGCTCTGCCCACTACTCGGTCGACCGCAACGGCTACATCGTGCAGCATGTCAACGATACCGACCGCGCCTACGCTTGCGGCGACGGCATCGGCACGGGCGGCGGCAACGACACCACGATCTCCATCGAGCACGCCAACAGCGCGCGCGGCCCGTGGACGGTTCACGAGGCCGCTATCGAGAGCGGTGCGCACCTCGTGGCGGCGCTGTGCCTGTACTACGGGCTGGGCCGCCCGGCATGGATGGTGAACGTGTTCCCGCACAAGCACTGGTCGTCCACGGCCTGCCCCGGCGAGCTGGCTGGCTCGCAGCGCGACCACTACATGCAGCGCGCCGTCGAGTGGTACGACGCGATGGTCGGCGGCACGCAGCCGTCCGCGCCGACTGTGCAGCCCGCGGCTACACCCGCCGCGCCCTCGGCCTCTCAGGGTGCGCCGGGCGGTTTCCCGCGCTCCACTGGCGCCCGTGTTCCCGTACACTACTCGCTGCACCTCAAGGGCGGCGGCTGGCTGGACGAGGTGACGGACTTCGGTGCCGGCGACGACGGCTTCGCGGGCTACCCGTGCCAACAGCATGACCTCCTTTGCGCCCGAGTTGATCGCGGTACGCTCAAGTATCAGGTCCACACCGTCGAGGACGGCTGGCTCGACTGGGTCGCCAAGGGCGACCGCAACGACACCGTAAACGGCTGCGCCGGTATCGCCGGCCATACCATCGACGGCGTACGCATGTACTACGTGACGCCGAGCGGCGAGGAGTACAAGCAGGCGTGGTACCGCTCCCAGACCACTGCGCGCGCCGGATGGCTGAACACCGTGTGCGACGACGGCTCTACCTATAGCGGCGACAACTACGCCGGTATCTACGGCGAGCCGCTCGACCGTCTGCAGGTCTGCGTCACCGACGGGGTGCCGTGGTAATGGCTTTCGTCATGGGCGCGGCGCTCGGCGCGATTTTGGGCAGTTTCGTCACGGTTGTCGCGCTCGCCCTGATCTGGGGCGGGAGCGACCGCGGGCGATAACAGCAAAAGGGGCCGTGGCGGTTCGTCGCCACGGCCCCTTTCTCGTATCCCTCGAATATCCCAAGTGGGCGCAAAACCCCAAGTACGGTCAGCGTGTTGCGGTGCCGTCAGCGAGTTTTGCCTGATGGTCAGCATCAATAGCGAGCTGCGGCAAACTGTCTCAGTACAATTACTTTGACGATGAGGATGAGGAGCTAATCGATCGTCGCGAGCCGGCATCGCTTGACTCATTTGATCTGGTCGATGAAGAGACTGATGAGGTTGAGGACGAATCAACGGAGCCCCCACAGTCTTCGCGCCTTGACTCGCTGCTTTCGAGAGCTCCCATGCACCACGGTGTTCGTGCCGGCGCACTCCATATGAAAACTGACTGGCACCAGATCGTGACGGCAGGCGATGAGCTTGCCGTCGATGCGCCGCTCACCGATAAGTCATCCATCAT